TATTGCGGATGATTTTTATTTAGCTTATGCTGACGGCGGTTACGGTGGTCAAGGAGGTGTATTGAATCCAAATAGTGGTTCTGGTGGATTAGCATCATTATGTTCAGGAAGTATATTTATATATCCTGGTGCAGATGGTGAAAAATCCACAACACTTTCAGGTTCTGCTGGTGGATGTTGTTTTTATGGCGCTATGGGAGGTATTCAAAACCCATCAATTTCTACAAGTCCAAGTTCATCATGGAACGGATATGAGGGTGATTATCCGGGAGGTGGCGGCGGTGGTGCAAGTTCATTCTTGTCTGTAGGAGTAATTAACGGTGGAAGCGGATCACATGGACAAGTAATACTTGAATGGTAAAATTTGAATTTTTCCTAACTGTATATATTCATGAAAGATTTATTCAAATTTGAAAGACTTGTTGGAATATCATCCTTATTTATAGCAAGTTGTGCTGCATTTTTCAGTATAATTGGTATTGGAATGTTGTTTAGTGGATCTGCGTTAGCATCCATGATTATGGCAAGTTCACTAGAAATAGGCAAATTAGTAGCTACCAGTTTTTTATATAGATATTGGACCAAAACTAAGTTGTTACTCAAGATATACTTGATTTCAGCAGTTGTAATATTAATGATTATTACTTCGTTTGGTGTTTTTGGATATTTGACATCAGCATATCAACAATCCGCAATTGAAAGTAAATTGGCGGAAGATAAAATTTTAGTTATTAATGATCAAAAGAAGTATACTGAAGATAAAATCAATTCCGCAAAGAAAAGAATTGAATCTATTGTTGCTTTAAGAAACAGTCAAGAAGCAAGATTGGGAGAAAGTATGACAAATGTGGTTATTAGTCGTAATCCAATTCAATTGGCGCAAATACAAGAACAAACCAAAGAGTTGATAGACAAGAGTGAAAAAGATATTGAATCTGAAAACGGTAAGATACAAAAAGGAATTGATGAATTACAGTCATTTGATAAGAAAATTGCTGAAATTAAGATGGAATCTGGAAGTAAAAAGGATATACAAACATTTAAATTTATATCAGAACAATTCAATGTAAACATGAATACTGGTGTTACTTGGTTTATTGTTGCTCTTATATCAGTATTTGATCCATTAGCTATATGTTTATTATTGGCATATAATACTACATTGAATTTTACGGATAAGGTTGAAAAGCCAAAAGAAAAAGATGATATAAAGATATATCAACATCAAGATTCAGTAACTGAACCAGAAGAAAATGTAGAATCTATAGTAGAACAAGCAAAAAAAGAAGCGCAAGAAGAAGTTAAAAATGAAAAAATAATTAAAGAGATAGTTACTGAAATTAAGGAAGTTCCTGTTGAAAAGATTGTGGAAAAAGAAGTTATTAGAGAAGTTCCATCTAACAAAGGTCCACATTTTAGTTTTTAGTAAAATAAAATTAAAATTTTTGACTAAAAATGTTGTTTTTAAGTTATTATCTTATATATTTAGATATCAGTCTAAATTATATATATGGATATTGCAGATATTAAAGAAATAATGTCGCTTCTAAATGAAGCAAAGAACAGTGAAAACTGGGATTTAGTTGATGAGGTATTGGATTATATGTCAGATTATCTAGATGATGATTCTGATCTATTAGAATAAAGATTATGATTATTATACTATCAGTGTTATTGACCGCTTCTATTTGTGCTAACATATTTTTAGGTTATGCACTAGACATCAATCTTGACAAAATAGAAACATACCAAAATTGGTTTTTAGATATTAAAAAGGAAGTATCCGTTACGTATTCAAAATTAAAAGATTTAGATGATAAGCAGATGTTTGAAAAAGATGATGATGTAGGTTTTGTTTTTTCCGAGATAGTGAAATTAATTGAAAAATTAAAGGAAAGGACTGAATGAAAAATTCAAAAACTGTTGGACTTAAATCAAAGAAAAAAACAATAAATATTAAAAATAAATCAAATAAAAAAGTAGTTAAACCAAAGAAAAAGATTCAAATAAAAACAATTAAACCAAAAAAAGTATCAAAAAAAGTTGTTGAATCAAAAAAATTAACTACGTCAGATGTAACAGTCACATCTGATATTGTTACTGGACCCAAAAAAAGAAAAAAGAAGATCGGAGAAAAAATGTATTTTACCACAGATACTGAAAAAGCCATTATTCAGTATAACAAAGAACAGTCTATGGATATTAGAAATGAAATTTATGATGAACAAATTAAACCATGTTTTGATAAATTGGTAGAAAACGTATTCAATACATTTAAATTCACTTATTTTGATAACAGTCCTATTGAAATTCAAAAGGAAACAATTGCACATTTAGTTGCAAACATGCATAAGTTTGAAGAAGGCAAAGGTAAAGCCTTTAGTTATTTCAGTATTGTTGCTAAAAACTATCTAATATTCCACAACAATAACAACTATAAGAGATTCAACCAACACGTTGATATTAGTGAAACTCCAAGTGATAGTACTGTTTGTTTACAAACCACTGATTCTTATCATGATGAATTGGAAACCAGTGAATTTATGAAGTTGATGGTTGATTATTGGGAAAAGAATATTGGTAAAATATTCACCAAACAACGTGATTTAAACATTGCCAACGCTGTAATTGAATTGTTCAGAAACAGCGACAGAATTGATTCTTTCAATAAAAAAGCGTTATATTTGTATATTAGAGAAATCTCTTCTTGCAAGACTCAACAGATTACCAAAGTAATTAATAAGATGAAACAGTACCAAAATACTATTACCAAGTCTTATTTAGACAGAGGAACATTAAAACAAGAGATGTACGCCAGATAAATTTAAGTAAAACAAGGTATTTTCAATATTTATAGTCATGGACTTAGATTTTGAATTATATAAGGGTAAAAAATACTCTAGTTTACTTAAAGATGTGGTTGTTAATTCTGAACAGAAGAAGGACCAAATTGATATTTTGGTATCTGATCTTCGAAGTATGATTAAAACCGCTAATGATGCAATAGTAGTTGTACCACTAATTAAGGATTATTTGGATGTTTCAGTCAGAAATGATGAACAACTTGTCAAATTAGCCGCAGTGGTACAACGTATTATTAGTAGTCAAAGTCAAGGTGAAGACGGTAATATGGGAATGTTGCTCAGTGAAGATGAACGTAAACAGTTGATGGGTGAAGTAGAAAAGATTACAAAAGAAATAAACTCTCCAATTGAAATAAACGCTAAGAAATAATATGCCAGGATATTCCACATATAATTCAGTAATAGCACCAGTAAGAGTTGAAGAGAATAGAGATAGTATTGTAAATTCAACTTTACAGTTTGAACCTGCGGTTGTATTGGATGTAATCCTTGATGATTCACATCCAATTTTTAAAACAAAAATTAACATCAATCCATCTGAATGGCCTGATGCTGCAAATGATAAACCTGCGGATCAAACAGATAAAGATTATACTTGGATAGGAAGAGTTTTGGTAAGACCATTTAGTACTCACAAAACAGTTGAGAAAGAAAAATTAACGTGGGCGTTACCATTAGAAAATACAGGTATAACTGAATATCCACTTGTAAATGAAGTTGTAGCAGTAGTAAATTATATTGGCAAAATTTACTATACCAGAAAAATAAATATAAAAGGATTTTCAAACAATGATGCTGATCCTACTTATGAACAACGTGTTGGATTAAATAAGGGTAATAGAGAAATAAAAAACAATCCAACTGATCCAGATGTTTTCTATAAAGGACCAGTTTCATATTTAACTGCTAAACAATATAAAAGTACAAGTAACGTAACTGTTCTGGGCAGATATTTTAAATCAAACGGAAAAATACGTTCTGTAAAAAGGTTTGAAGGAGATACTGTAATTGAAAGTAGACATGGACAATCTATTAGATTTTCTGCTTATGATAATATAAGAGACAATGACATAGGTGATCCAAAATATGCAGATTACTATAACAAAGATGGTGATACAAATCCGGTAAGCAATAAATTAGCAGGATTTGGTAATCCAATGATTTTGATTAGAAATAGACAAAAGAACATATCAAAACCTACACCTGATATTTCAGAAAAAAATGCAGGTGGATATGTATCTGAAGATATAAATCAAGACGGTACATCTATTCATATAACATCAGGATTAACAGAATCTAGTTTTAAATCAACATGTAAAAAGAAAATATTCCAAGATCCTTCCGTTTCAAAAGAAGAAGTACCCGCATTTTCCCCACCAGGCTGTACTAAATTTAGACCACCAATACTTACAGGAGATCAAATTGTAATTAATAGTGATAGAATTATTGTAAGTAGCAGAAACGGTGAAACTATACACTATTCCAAAAAGAGATATGGAATAGTAACAGACAATGAATACACAGTTGATTCACATGGTCAGATAGTAATGACCACAAACACAAAAACAGTGATTAACAGTCCGGCAATATATCTAGGTCAATATGATCAAACAAATGAACCCGCTTTGTTGGGTCAAACAACTGTTGACTTTCTGTATGACCTTGCAGATTTAATATTAGATCACGTTCATTGGCAATATCATGAACATGTCACATCCACAACAAATACACCAACTGAACAATCAGGTCAACCAGCAGATTATCCAACACAATTAACCAATCAAATTGCAACTCCACAAGAAAAGTTGAAAGCTTGGAGAGATAGTCTTGATAAAATTTTAAGTAAAAGAGTATTTTTAACTGGAGGCGGTTATGCCCCAGGAAGAAATGGTGGTTCTATTGAAGGAGGAACTCCACCAACTGATATTAATGTATTTAACGGAAGTGGTGTTCCAGGAGGTTATAACGGAAAAACAAGAGGTCCAAATCCATCAACTTGGAGTTAATTTATGTACACTTTACCTACACCACCATCATTAAACTTACAAAATCCATTAGGTTCTTTGCCAACTCCTAGTTTGCCAAGTATTCCTCCACTTCCAACCGCACCAAAGTTACCTTTAAAAAGAGTATCTGGACTTGACTATAAAAAGACATTTACAGAAACGTCAACATATAAAAATTTAAAAACAAACATACCAACATCATTACCATCAGTTCCGACTGTTCCATCAGTGCCAAATTTTTCACTGCCTTCTCCTCCTGCAGTACCGTCAGTTCCTTCAATTCCCTCTATACCACCTATACCAACACTACCAAGTATGTCAAATTTACCTACTACACCTAGTATTCCGTCAATACCAAAGGTTCCAGTACCAAACGTACCTCCAATGTCATCTATCATCAAACCACCAGCATTTCCAACGGTACCTAAACTTAAAATTGTACCTATTGTGCCTGGTACACCACTTTCAGTACAAGCATCCATGATAAAACCAAGTTAATTTTGGTAAATAAATAAAACATTTTGGTATGTAGTAAAATATAATTATATAATATCAACAAGTATGAAAACACAAGAATTAAAAGAGATAATCAGATCAGTAGTAAAGGAAGAACTTCAAAAGTCTCTTCCAACTCTTATTCCTAATATTTTGAGTGAAATATTAACTGGTCAAAGTAAACCAACGGTCAGTGAAAACTTTGAAAAACCAAAAGTTTCACAAAAACCATCTGAAACTGTACAACCAGCAAAGAAAACATTTAAAAAATACACAAATAATGATGCTTTAAATGCTGTCTTGAATGAAACTGTAGGTGGAGTTCCAAGAGAAGGTGCTTATGTGGGACTCATGGGCGCATTACAAAGTGAAGCTTCTAGTGGTATTAATATTAATGAATCAGTACAAATGCCACAACAAATCACACCAGTTAATGAAGAACAATCCAAAGTACTTAATGTCATTAATAGAGACTTTAGAAAATTAATGAAAGCAGTTGATAAGAAAAAGTCAGCAGGAATTGGTGGTGGTCTAGTATCAATGTCATAATATGAATCCAATTGGTTTAACATTACCTTTAAGATCTGGCATAAATGGATATTTTGAGCAGTCATATGACACTCTTACTCAAATTAAGGCCAATATAACTAATTTTCTTAGCACCAGACCTGGTGAAAGAAGATTTAACCCTCAATTTGGTACAAAATTGTATCAATATTTGTTTGACCAAAACATTGAAGGGTTTGATGAGATTTTAAAGAATGTTATCAAAGAAGATATAAATTATTGGTTTCCAAATGTAATTGTAAATACTGTATTTTTAGACATTACAACCGCTCAAAAAAACAAGAACACTGATAATTATATAATAAACCTAAAAATACAATTTACGGTAAACAATCAAACTGATGTACTTGGCTTAACTGTAACAAGCAATTTATAATAATATGGCAGAAACACTACCAAAATCATTTCAACCTCTTAATAAAGATATTAAATATCTTAACAGAGATTTTGCGTCATTTAAAGCTGGTTTGATTGAGTTTTCAAAGAACTATTTTCCTAAAACTTACAAAGATTTTAGTGAAAGTTCTCCAGGCACAATGTTTATTGAACAAGCTGCATATGTAGGTGATGTATTATCATATTACATTGATTATCAGTTCAAAGAATCGTTGATGCCATACTCAGAAGAACGTAAAAATGTACTTGCGTTGGCTAAATATCTTGGATACAAGACCACTCCAACTAAATCATCTATAACTGAGATTGAACTGTTTCAATTGATACCATCAAAGGTTGATTCTGATGGAAATTATGTACCAGATGAAAAATACTGTTTGTCAATTAAAGAAAATATGGAGTTGTTAAATAACTCTGATCAAAATTTTATTATAAGTGAACCAGTTGATTTTTCAGTTGACACTAGATTTTCTCCAAGAGAAGTAAGTGTATATTCAAGAGACTCATTAGGAGTACCACAATTTTTCTTGTTGAGAAAAACTGCTAAAGCTTTTGCTGGTAAAATTGTTACTAAAAATTTCACCGTTGGCACAGCTACTCCATATTATAAAATTGCGTTAGAAGAAAAAAATGTAGTCAACATAATTTCAGTTGTGGATGAAGATAACAATAAATGGTATGAAGCTGACTATTTGGCACAAGATGTAATTTTTACTGATGTAGACAACTCACAAGTTACAGATGAAAACTTCTATATTTACAAATCAGAAGTTTCAAAAATTATAAAATCATTGAAGACTTCAAGAAAGTATATAACTAGTGTTACTGCGGACAATACAACTTACTTGGAATTTGGTCCTGGTTTGGACAATTATTCAGATGAAATAGTATATCCAAATGCATCTATTGTTGGTATTGGACTGTCAAATATAAGAAATACAGACATTTCTTTGGACGGAAGTAATTTTTTAAAAACAAATACATTTGGTGCAGCTCCAGCAAATACAGTGTTAACTATCAATTATATAATTGGTGGTGGATCACTTTCAAATTGTAACGCAAATGAAATTACCAGAATCAGTTCATATGAACTATTGAATGATGCAACTTCTTTAAATCCAGAAGAACAAACATTATTTAATACAGTACAACAAACTTTAAGAGTAAATAATTATAGTGCTGCAGTAGGTGGTGCAGATGAAGAATCTGTAGATCAAATTAAGCAAAATGCTGTTTTGAATTTCACTTCTCAAAATAGATCTGTGACTAAAGATGATTATTTGATTAGAACTTACGCAATGCCACCAAAATACGGATCAGTTGCTAAAGCTTATATAACATCTGATACAGATTTGGTGTTGAATCTAAAAAATGATGTATCTGGATTTGTTGATTATAATAACAATACTACCGACACAAATAATTCAGTAGATAACTATTTTAGAAAAATCAATTATGATGTAACCAATCCATTTTCAGTTAATTTGTATGTGCTTGGATATAATGAAAATAAAAATCTAACACAAATTAATGAAGCTTTATTTTATAACATAAAAGAGTATTTGAAAAAGTATAGACTTTTAACTGACGGTGTGAATATTATTGACGGATATATTA